GAATATCAAAAGCATACCTAAACTTTTCGTAATTCCAATGACTATTAAATACATACCAATCATATTCATCATGTCTTTTTTTATTAGTAAAAAATTCTTGTAAGTTAGGTTGGTCCCAAGAGTTCTTCTGCCAAAGAATATTTAATTTGTTCGGGTCTATTGGAACTTTGCCAGGAATAGATGTACATATCTGTACCTGATCTAATAACTCTTTTGAAACATGCTTATAAAGCATTTCCATTTGTAGCTCAGTGGCTCCTCGAGGTTTCATTATTTTTTTTCCATAAATTTTTTATAAGTTTCCTCTTTAGTTATTAGAAAAAAAGGTTGAGTCCAACGTTCATCTACTGTTTGTAACATAGGAGGGCAATGCCAAACTTGTGTTCCATAGAAAACACATCTATTACCCCTTGAACCTATTATTGTAGTGGGCTCGTAGCATTGTTCAGTCATATAGATACGAGTTCCGTCATCTAATGAATTAGAATTGTAATAAACTACACCAGCTATATCATAATTGGGTGAATCAATATGTTGTTTAAATTGACCGTAAGAGGGAGAAGATTCTACCTCGCTCTTTTTAGTTTTTCTCAAAAAAGATGTCATATATAATATTTGTATATTTGTTTTTTTTTCAAATGTTTGAATAAAAGTTTCTTTTAACTCTTTAGGAATTTCTCCTGTTTCATGACAAGGCCAACCCTTTAGTCGATCTCCTCCGTAGTGGCCCTTTTGAGATTGCACACTTGGGTTAAAACGAAAATTTAAGAAATTTAAAGCTATAAGACCAAGATCATTTGCATCATAAAAACAATCAATGCAGTGGAACATAAATTATTCTTTTGTTTTTGCACCCATTGAAACTCTAGTAACTTTTATTTCGAGGTCTTGTCTAAAGTCATCCACAGTAGTGTCAGTATTGGGATCAGCAACATCATTATCAAAATCAACTTTGCTAGCATACACTTTGCCCGTTCTTTTATGTTTAATAACTTCTTTTGCAGTTGCTGGTATTTTAGGTAAATCACTCATTGTGTACGTCCCTGTCTATTATATTTTTTATTGTGTTGCAACTTCTTTTTTTTATTAGGGCTCTTGCAGTGTCTTCTGGGCCTTTTCCTAGGTTGATCTCTTTCAACAAAATCTTTAAATTTTCTAGCCATGTTTTAAACCTATATTAAATGACACAGAAATTCTACCAATATCTTCATTATGAGGTTTTACAAAATGACTTAAATGAGATGGAAATAAAACAAGTAAATTTTTTTTCGGTTTAATAGTAAAAGAATCACTAAAATTTTGATCATCAATAAAATCACAAACCCAGTTAAAAGACGCAGCAGTATCATTTCTTACAAAAACTAATTCACCACCCTCTTTAGTTACTTCTAAATAATAAACTCCAGAAAAATTACTACCTGGGTGCACATGATTAATGTTAAAATTATGTTTATTATTTTTGTTTATCCACAAATTTATTAATTCAAACTTGGTTTTTACTTTTAATGTAAAGTTATCATTTAAAACTTTAGCTGCTTTTTTAAGAATATTTAAATTAATAGTTTCATTTTTTACTGAATCTGTTTGAAAACCACCTACATTTGATCTAAAAATTGATTGACCTTTTTTTTCTTCAGCTGATAAAACTTTTAATATTTCTTCGTCTACCTCTGTATTTAAAAAATTATCTACAAAAATAGAATCTGTAAAAATATTTACTTTACCCATTTTCCTGTGATCGGTCTATGAGGGCATAACTTACAACACCTGTAATTTCATTTGCTGTTCCTGCTTGCATTGATAAAACATCACTTGCTTCCATTGCCAAAGTTTCTTCTACCATATTAGCTTGAGCTTTATTAAGTTCTTTATAAGCTATTTTTACGGCTGAACCACCGGACTTTGTTAACAAGGCGTGGGTATCCACATTACTTGCTGTATCATGAACTGCTTGTAAGTTCTTAACAAGTACAGTTGCATCTGCTGGACACGTTAAAACTGTAGTAATGTTTGTTGTAGTCAAAGTAAATGTATCGCTTTTGTATCTAATCGTCATGATATAAACCAGTTAAAAGTATCTTGTTCATTTTTTAATTCTTGTTGATAAGAAGTATTTAACTTATCTTGCATCGTTCGTAAAGACTGAGTTACTTGTCTTTGGTTTTCCTCTGTGTATTTAGGAGATGGTTCAGGAATAACTATATCTACTCTAGCCATTATCTACCAACGCCACCTCTCATATTACCTAAATCTCTTGATCTTGTTCTCTCTGCTTGCATTCCCCCTTGTGGACTTGATGTTCCACCACCTCCGGTTTGACCGCTACTACCACCTCTAGCCACATCTTCAGAAGAAGGTGTTTGTGAATCTAATCTTTGCTGTATTGCTTGTATCTGTGATTTATTTAAATCACTTTGTACTCTTCTTTGATTCATTTCGTAAACTTTTTCAGCTCTTTTTTGAGCTAGCAAATTTGACATATTTAAAGACTTGCCAGTAAGAGCAGATCCTACACCTCCTAAAGCTGCTATGCCTGCTACGTAAGGGTTAGTGCCCATAACCGAATTAAGTATATTACCTTTAATACCTTCTAAACCAATTTTTTTAACTATATAATTTTTAACTTGATCTTCAACTACGTTTTCTGCCATCTGTCTAAAGTCTGGTAATCTCGATGGTTTCTCATCAATTAAACCCATTGGTTGTAATGCTTGATTAGCCAAACCAGGTTGATAATTTTCAAATCCGGGTTGCGCTTGTACGGCTGCAAGACCAAATGGATCTTGAGCTTGTGCTGTATTGTTAGCATAATCTTGTAAAAATATTTCGTCCATTATCCTCTCATACCGTCTGGTTGTACGTCTGCTCTAAAAGTACCAAATCTCCAATTTTCATCTGTACTTGTATTTGCAATTTTTAAACTAGCAAATCTTGCTCTAGCTCTTGTATCTATTTTATCAGTAGTTGATGTTATTGTAAAAGGTCCTAGTGGTGAAGATGCTTCGGTGTCACTTGGATAATCTCTTAGTTGAATAGTCACTTGAGCATTACCTTGTAATAGTTTAAAATCAGGTACAAATCTTCTCATACTCATAAATAGTTGACCATTACCTTCAATGTTTAAAGAAAAATCTCCAGATTCTATAAATGCTGGAATTGTAGTCTTTGCACCTGTGGTATCTACTTGGTCTGTTCCAACTTCGTGAGCATAATAAATAGTCCCACCATTTAAATTTGTTACACCTTGAATTAAAGGAAAAGTTGGTGTTGTTGTTGAATTAAACTCAGTTGCGTAAGGTACATCATATAAATTAGCATCTGTCCAAGTAGTTCTTGATAAAGATCCCGTTGTCCATGTTCCGCTTTGATAATTATATGTAACGCATCTGTCATTGAATGAGGCACCTGATTTTGGATAAAACCAAGTTAACTCTTCGTATAAATGATTAAGTCCTACATATACTGATTCACCGTTTTGATAATTAACTCCAAGATTATCTCCTTTATTTGTAAATACAAAATCTTCAACTTGGCATGGTAATGATTTTACAGTACCATCATATACAAAGAATCCACCAGACTCACCCATCCAATAAACAGCACCATTTACATATTTCATAGAGTGTTGTCCAATCGCACCACAGTTTGAACCTACTTGTCTTATTGAGAAAGTAAAAGGAGGTCCTACAAATTGAATTACATAAGCAGAATTATCTGTCAAAACTAAAGTATAATCTTTTCCTTTTACAGCTCCAACAATTTTAGTGCCGGAATCTAATCTAAAAGTACCTGCCGTATTTACTGAGGTTGGTGTGTAGTCACTTATATTTTCTTGATCAGAAAATCTTATAAACATTTTATCTTGCGTGCCACCACTACCAACAGTAGTTTCAGTTCCCAACATTAATAAATGTCTATCTCTATCTGATACAAGAGACATTACTGAAGCGGTAGGCGCACCACTTACAACAGTTGCTCTTGTAGTTAATGCATTGGGGTTTGAGTTAATTGGATTCCATTCAAACGTTTTACCGTTTTTAATCGTAGCTATTAATTTTTCTCCAAAGTTATCTAAAGACCAAGATGCAGGATCAATTGTCAAAGTCGAAGCTAAAGAAGCTTGTCCCCAAGCAGTGTAATATTCGACACCAGATCCAGACGCATGAGCAGATCTTGTTCCCGCAACACCTCTCGTAATACCAGTTAAATCATTTGTAGATATACCTGTGTAAGAAATAAATTCTGTCCCTACTTTAATTGTTCCTGACGTTGGAAATCCAGTTGTTGATGTAAGTGTAATAGAAGTTCCAGATCCTCCGGTTCCTGCAGTATCATCTTGTAATAAACCATTTAGAGTTCCAAATACTTGTTGACCTCCGCCCCATAGGCCTGTTCCCCAACCGAAGCCGTAGGTAAATCCTAAAGCACCTGCACTAATATATGGATTGACTGTTGCAGACCCACTTCCGTTGACCGTTGTCCCTGCTGCGCTAGCCATTGTTATAGTAAATGAATCACTATCTGGAACGCTGACTACTTCAAAAGTATTTGTTTCAAAATTTCCAGCAGTATATCCAGCTCCTACAGGAGGTGTTACCGAAGTAAATGTAAACAGATCTCCAGGCTGTAATGTGTGCGCTGCTTTGTTAACAGTAACTGTAGCTGAGGTATTTACGGTACTGAATGTACAACCAGTTATAGCTGTACCTAAAGGAGTTATATCGTAAAAGGCACCTTCATAATAAATAATTAAAACTTTGTTTGTGCCTATTGCAGCATATCTTCTGCCATCTAAATCAGCCCAGACAAACTGTTCTCTTGCTGCACCTACTATAGATGCATTCACAAGCTGTTCCCAACCACCTATCTTTTCCGGTAGTCCGTATCTAAAACGTACAAAGTCTCCGTCAGTCCATTTACCTTCTGCGCCTGTTGCGGTTACTTGTTTATTAAATCCTGGTGCTATTTGTACTTTTGTTAGAGGCATAGCGTATTATACCTTAATTTTAATAGATGTTAAAGGTTAGCTATTTAATCTTTTTTTTCGGGTTTTATGTCGTAATCCATGTAAGATTGTAAATTTTTTAAGGAACTATCTAATTTATCTATAGAGTCACTTGAAATTTCAAATAAAGTTTGACCAAACTCTTTAACTCCCTCTAAATCAAATATAATTCTTCCGTTCTTATCAATCACATCGATTTCTTGATCAGTAAATTCAAAGTCACAGGATCCGTCTTTATGTTGTTTTATTTTCATTTGTTATATGGTTGCAAATACCTACTGAAAATAAATTTATTTTTATATATAATGATATTTTAGGACAAACAAAAGAAAAGGAAATAATATTGTCAAAAAAAGATGAAGGAAC